CTTCCCAGAGAGAACCATATGATCACTGAGCCAGGCGATGGAACGATGGAAAAGCGAGAGAAGCTGGGCCAGTGCGTCAAGTGCGAAACAGCCTTGATTGACCCTAACGAGTGCCGTGTCTGCGGCCTGCGATTCGGAACGCAAGCCCGCGCCACAGCTATATATGGCGTTGTTAATGACTCTAACCAAAGGCCATCTAAAAAGCCATCTAAGAACCAAAAATCTTGATTAAAAAAAGCGCTATCGAAAGCGCGTAAGCGAGGAGATTGCTTAAGCCATGATTTTATCGACGCCGAAAAATCCGTCAAGTGAAAAATTGCAAAAGGAACGAATACAACAACTTATAGGCCGCGTAGCAAAAAGGGCGAAACACCCTTATCGCACTGCTGTCGATAAACGGAAGAAGAATGAGTTTTTGGTCAGGCAGCAAAAGGTTTTTGCCTCACTGCAGGAAATGCACAGCCTCGACCGCTATAAAGAGATGCGGAAAGCCTACTGGCATATGGGGCCGTTCCAACAGCGCAAGTTTGTCGATCACTGGGAGACATATTTCTATGAACGTAGAACAGCTACACGACCTGTTTCTCCAGGCAGCAGAGACTGACAGAAGGCTGCCGCCGGCAACCCGCAAGCAAAAGCTCAACTCATGGCCAGACTACCCGCTGGACTGGCATGGCTATGGCTGGACACAGATCGGGCCGACAAGACTGCACCCGACCTCAAAGCAGATCAGTGACTTCGATGAGGCCATGCGCCTCACAAGCATCATGCCAGAAGATGACCGCCGCCTGGTCTGGGCCGTAGCGCACAGCGCTGCTTTCAGGGCCCGAGGGCCAGCATGGAAGAAGCTCGCCATCATGCTAGGGCTACACGATCCGCGCATCGTCAAGCGCAACTATCGGCACGCCCTCATTGAGCTGCATTACAAGCTCAATTGATCTTTTTCGACAAGGTGGTTGCAACTGTCTCCAAATCTGGTAGGGTTCTGATAGACTGCAACCATATCTGGTTGCGCAACCCTTCCTCAGCTTCCGACAATAGGCGAAATCGGTCTGCCTGTGGTGCCGGTGGCTGAGGATTCATTGCAAAGGTAGATCATGCGTAAGTACCAGCCAACGCTAGTCGATTGGCCGGCTATAAAAGCACGCATTGAAGCTGGAGAAGGCTTTACAAGCGTTGCCAAGGACTACGAGATCACGCGCCAGGCCATACAAAAGCGCTGCAAGCGAGAGGGATGGCTGAAAGGCAAAGACCGGACTATGGCCGTCAGGCGTGAAAAGTTCAAACGCAACCAAGCGCTGCAACCAAGTGCAACCTTGCAACCTGAGACGCAACCGCAACCGGTTGCAGTAGCGCAACCATCAGCTTTCGTTGTCGATCAGGCAGACAAGCGTAGCGCAGCCCTAGAGCTGCTTAGAGATGGAGTGCCAAGGAAGCACGCGGCACAAAGCGTGGGGATTGGCGAAACCACGCTGCTACGCTGGATTAATGAAGACGATGGATTCGGCGCTGAGGTACGCGCCGCAGAAAGCGCCGCTGTCGCTCTCAGGGTGCGCCGGATCGGCCGGGCCGGAGAGCGGGACTGGCGCGCAGATAGCTGGTATCTTGAACGAACTCAAAGGGATAGCTTTGGCAGCGACAATGCAAAAGGCGGCGCTGTCAATGTCCAGATCAACATCGAGCGCGACGCAAAAGGTACGGAACCGGTACGGATAGAGTCTATAGACTAGCGCAAACCCTTGCTGAGCCTGCGTTGCAGCGCAGACGACCTCCTGCTTACGAGGCATTTCTGACAGGATGGCCCCCTGGGCCTGACCCCACCGGGCCGGCTTGCGCGACGACGTATGCGTTATATGAACACCCGCGCTTCCATAAAAAACAGGTTTCTCAGGTTGCACACTGGCCCTCGCATTATTGACCTTGCGCCCTTTGACGGCAGCGACAGGTGTGCGTTTTTAGACGGAGCTGGTGCATCCATGCTGTCGAGGGACAGGCGTTACTGCACGCAGCAGAATATTGATGAGATTGTTTCTCTGTGCGGCGAGATGCGTTTGCAGAGCGTTTGGGTCAACTCTTTGGGTCGTTTGACGCATCTCGGGATCACAAACGATCAGTATTGCCTGATGCGTGCTGTTGGCTGGGTCTGGCGTGCTGACAATGTTACTGAGTATCGCAAGATGATGCGTTCTCGGCCTACCAGGGATGAGTGGAGTGCGCCGGAGGCTTTTTGCGAGCCTGGTTTTGTGAACAGTGCTGCCGCTTTACAGTTTATGGAGCGGCACTTTGGTAGGGCGGCGCAGTAATGGCAGAGCGGCCACAGGGCTTTGCGCGTCGAATGATGGCGCAGCGATTGATGTCGGATGCGCGGGAAGACCCGTTTAGCGACAGCAGGTTTTTCTCTGGTCGCATTAGGCCGTCGATGCAGGACATGGCTGAGCCTACGCGGTTCAGCGACATGGCGATGCCGGCTTATGCGACGGGTGCGACTGCTAGTTTGTTTGCGCCTGGGGCTGGTGTGACTGACATCATGGGTTTTGCGCCTGATCCGGCACAGCCAGGCGAGTTCCTGCCCAGCTTTGGTCAGAACGTCACTCAAGGCAACTACCTCGATGCTGGATTACAGGCGTTGGGTGGTGCTGGTGATGTGATGATGGCTGGCGGTACGATTATCCCGCCACTTGCGCTTATAGGCACCACTTTGAAGGCACCAAGGGCTGCGCGGGTGGCGGCTAGGTCTGAGGACGTATTTTCAGAAGTGGCCGACTTCCCATCTCTCAGTAAGTCGGAGGAGCAGCTTGTCGCCGCGTCATCCGCGCCCCCCGAGGAGGTGGCGGGGCTGGGCCGAGTGATTACCGAGCCGATTGACCCTGAAAACATGGCCGCGTCTCGCGCTCGTTTTAATGAATTGCAGAAAATGACATCCGGCTATGAGCATGAGAGGGCCAAGGCTCGCATTGTCAAGCTGGATGACGGCACTGACGCGATACAGTATATGGAACCTCCGGCGACGGTTCAGACTGTTTCTATCGCCGACTTAAAGGCAACGCAGCCCGGCCTTCTGACTGGCGGGGACGCAGCCTTGACTGAGGGGCCGCCCTTAGTCGTCAAAAAGGGCGGGGACTTATTTATCCGCGACGGACATCACCGCCTAGCGCGCATGATTGAGGCTGGCGCAGACACTGCTGATGTCCGCGTTATTGACCTTGACGCAGGCGGCTTCTTTGGGGTTGAGACGGCGGCTGATGCCGCCAAGGTTGCTGGCCAGGCTGGTGAAGTTGCGGCTGATGTTGCCAAGGTTGACCCTAATCAGCAGATGGGTGATGCGCTGGCACAGGCGCAGGCACGCTACTTTGAGACTGGCAGCTTTGAGCCGCCGACTGCTGAGAACCCTGTTTCGGTGGTTCTGCCGACTGAGACTGAGCCTGGCATCATAGCGTTTCATGGATCTGGCGCGGACTTCGATGAGTTCCGGCTGGAGATGATTGGCACTGGCGAGGGCGCACAGGCGTATGGCTATGGGCTGTATTTCACTGACAGTGAGGATATAGCCAAGTTCTATCGTGATGCTCTTAGTTCACGAGGCGACGTGAGATATGGGGTTTTGCCTATAAAGTATAAAGGGCAAAAGTTTTCTGATATTGAGGATGGCCCAGAAGCAGAAGCTGATCCAATAAAGTTTAGAATGATCGGGGCTATATTTAGAGAGGCAGATCGCTTGTCGATTGGCTCCAAAATAGCCACCCCTCAAGAAGCTCATAAAAAAATGCTGTCAGACCTTGATGATATTATAGATCGGCAAAGGGCAGAGTTTTCTAACGAGCCAGCATCAGTCCGAAATTTGGTTGATGAAAATTTGCTAAAGTCCGTCATACAAGAGCGAGACGCCCTAGAGAGAATTGATCCGGCAGATATTGAGATTGAGAAGTCAGGCAAAATCTACAAGGTCGGGCTGTCTCCCAAGCCTGATGAATTGCTGGATTATGATCTGCCGTTGGCCGATCAGCCGAAAATTGTAGAGAAATTACAAAGCGTTACAGAAATAAAAACAATGAATGAGCGCGGTTCAGATTACCTCAACCTGACCGGCAATGAATTGTTGAGACTGCTTGAAGATAGTAAAGCTGTATCCAAAGACATCAGCGATCAGGTTGTTGCAGAACAATTATCTGAAGCTGGCATCCCCGGCATCAAATACCGTGCTGCTGGCTCTAGGGGCGCTGGCACGGCTGATGAGGCCGCAGAGCGCAACTATGTCATCTTTGATGATAGGGCTGTCAAAATCCTTGAGAAATACGGCATTGTCGGCCCTGTATTGGTGACCGGCGGGGCTGTGGCTGCCACCCAGCGTGGCGGCGATGAGGAAGGCTCGATCTTCCCAGATGCCTAAAACCATCAAGATCGACTATGACCCGCAGCCAAAGCAAGCGGCGCTTCACAGGTGTCGTGCCAAGCAGATCTTGTTTGGCGGCGCTGCTGGTGGTGGCAAGAGCCATGCGGGGCGTTATGACCTGATTGGCTTTTGTCTGGAGAACCCAGGTTTGCAGGCGTTCATCTTCAGGCGGTCGCTGCCTGAGCTGGATGCCAACCATATACAGCCGTTGAAGCGTGAGCTGCCGCGAGAGCTTGGCAACTACAATGAGACGCGCAAGCGCTACGAGTTCTTCAATGGCAGCTCGATTCAGTTCCAGTATTTGGAGCGGGACAGCGATTGTGACCGTATTCAGGGAACTGAGATACATATAGCGCTGGTTGATGAGGCGGGTCAGATGACGCCTTATCAGTTGGGTTACATTAAGTCGAGGATGCGTCTGGGCAACTTCCAGCCCAAGCAGGAAGGCTTTTTGCCCCGGCTGGTGATGACGGCCAACCCTGGTGGTCAAAGCCACAATTATTTGAAGGCGCTCTATATCGACCCAGCCCCGGCAGAACAGTATTTTTACGATCACACAATGCGTGATCCAAATGATCCCAAAGATCGCGGCTGGGTGACTATGTATATCCCGGCAAGGATGTCGGACAACAAGTATATCGACCCTTCATATGCCTCTAGCTTCTCGGCACTGCCGGAGGAGCTGGCCAGGGCGCTGCGTGAGGGCGACTGGGATCTGGTTGTTGGTTCGTTCTTTGGCGATGTCTGGAACCGCGACCTGCATGTCATCAGGCCGTTTGATATTCCAGAGCATTGGACAAAGTTCCGCAGCTTTGACTGGGGTTCTGCCTCGCCCTTCAGCGTTGGCTGGTGGGCAGTTGCTGATGATGACCCTGACTTTCCTGATGGGGCGCTGATCCGTTATAGAGAATGGTATGGCGCTGCCGGCCCTAATCGCGGCTTGAGAATGACTGCAGAAGAGGTCGGCGCTGGCATCCGTAGCCGTGAAGGGCATGAGCGGATTGATTTCAGTGTTGGTGATCCCAGCATCTGGAAGTTCGACGGCGGCCCCTCGATCGGTGAGCGCTTGTCAAAGATGGGAATACGTTTTCGCAGGGCTGACAACAGCAGGGTTGCCGGCTGGGACCAAGTGCGCCAGCGCCTGATTGGTGATGATGGTGTGCCGATGATGTTCGTGTCCAGCGACTGCACGGACACAATCCGCACCTTGCCGGTTCTCACGCACGACAAGCACAAGGTCGAGGACATTGACACCACTCAAGAAGATCATGCGGCGGATGACATTCGATATGCTTGCATGGCGCGGCCGTATCAGCGGCGCGCTCCTGAGATTGAGGAAGATCCGTGGCGGGAGCCGACCATCGAAGAAATGATGGCCGGCCTTGAGTATGCCAGCAAGCCCAAGGGCTGGAGATTGTAAGTGGAAAGCTACAGCTTTGAAAAAGAGCCGACCGAC